CCAATAGTCTGGTTCATACTGAGCTGGGGTATAACATCAGTCCTTCTCTTGATAAACTCAGGAAGGCAACTATCAATTGGGTAATGCAACCACTAGGTATTAATACTACCGATAAATATTTAGACAAAAAATTTTGGCTGGATTCTAGCGACCGGCTGATGTATGAGGGTAAAGCCCCAGAATTGTCTGCAACTAAATCAGCTAGAATGCCAGCGTTCTTCGAGCACAGTAATGTCAACCTCCCCCAATATGCTTGAGGTTCTTGGGATGAATTCCCGAGGACTTATTTATGCATTAGAAGAATCTTTTCCACCTACCAACCCTACACCTGACGATACAATGGAAAAAATTATGTACCGATCCGGTCAACGTAGTGTCGTTGAATGGGTCATTAAATATATGGAGGAAAATTAATGTCTAAGAAGAAGAAGAAGGCAAAACAAAATAAGTTTATTGCTAAGATCAGCCGCGACGGTAAGATCAGCAAGAAGGAAGCTAAACAGGCTACTAAAAGAGGTATTAGCTTAGCTAAAATTGAACGTAACAGCCTCCGAAGTTTCCGTGATGAACAAAAAGATTATCAAAATAAAGATCCAGGACGTCGAGGAGATGCACCTACTTATACACCACTGTTGATTTCAAGGGGTGCAAACAGAATTTTCAATCCCACAAAGAGTCAAACTACATCAACATCAAAGCCAAAGCCAAAACCAGATCCAAAGCCTACGACACCTACGACACCTACGACACCGTATTCAGAAGAAATTAATACAAAGACAAAGGGTTTAGAAGAACAGTTAAAAACCCTAACAGATAAATACACCAGCACAACTGGTCAGTTGTCAACCATTCAAGGAGCATTACAAGAACAAAAGGATACTGCTGCCGCTGCTGCATTGGAAGCTGAGAAACGGTACAAAGCAATGCAAAAAGCAGCCCGACAAGCTGCTAATAAGGCTCAGAACAGGTTTAATAAGGCTCAGAGTAGGTATGAAGCACAGAGTGCAGCTTCTGCAGCAGCATTTAATGAACAAATGGCTGCACGAGAGGAAAACTTTAATCAGGCTTTAAGTGCCCAAGCGGCTCAATTTGAAGAACAGATGAGGCTTGAAATGGAACAAAGAGCACTTGGTGAAAGAACCTTTATGGCTAATCAGTTGAGAGCTTCAGCTGCTGATCCAAGTGTTAAACTTGGTACACCCAGCGTTAGTGGTGCAGCGTATGGGACAAATCTATTCAAACGCAGGAAAGATTTTCTGTCTACTGTGTTCCAAGGTATTCAACCTACTATGGCAGCAACAATTGGAGGAATTAACATTTAATGACTGCTAGATCTCGATATGATGCATTGTCTTCGAGCCGTTCACAGTTTCTAAATACTGCTAGACAAGCAGCTAATCTAACTTTACCTTATCTTATCAGGGAAGATGAGCACACAACTAAGAGTGCTCTTAAACTCACAACACCATGGCAATCAGTAGGGGCTAAAGGTGTGGTGACGCTTGCAAGTAAATTAATGCTTGCACTGCTACCGCCACAAACCAGCTTTTTTAAATTGCAGGTTAACGATATTAATCTCCCTCAAGAACTTGGTCCTAATGTTAGATCTGAACTTGACTTGTCGTTTGCTAAAGTTGAACGCACTATCATGGAATCCATTGCGGAATCCGGTGACCGTGTTGCTGTTCACCAAGCATTAAAGCATCTTGTAGTAGCTGGAAATGCCCTGATCTTTATGAGTAGAGATGGGCTTAAGCTTTATCCATTGTCTCGCTACGTGGTGGATAGAGATGGTAACGGTAATGTTATTGAAATCGTAACAAAGGAGACAATCTCTAAAAAAATTGTCAAAAAAATTTATCCAGATTTCAAAGACGAAGGTGTCGTCGCTAACCTAGACGAACCAAATGATGAATGTGTTATTTACACGCACATCAAACGCGACAACAATAGAATGGTATGGCACCAGGAGTTGTACGACAAGATCCTTCCCAAGTCTATGGGCAAGGCACCTCTTGACGCTAACCCCTGGCTTGTGCTACGATTCAACTCAGTTGATGGTGAGGTCTACGGACGTGGTAGGGTGGAAGAGTTCATCGGTGACCTGAAGTCACTTGAAGCTCTGTCACAAGCCATCGTCGAAGGCTCCGCTGCAGCTGCTAAGGTAGTGTTTACTGTCAGCCCAAGCTCCACCACCAAACCTCAGACACTTGCTAATGCAGGTAACGGTGCGATCATCCAGGGACGACCTGATGACATTGGTGTGGTGCAGGTTGGTAAGACAGCCGACTTCTCCACTGCGTATCAGATGATTGGATCATTGACTCAACGTCTGAACGAAGCATTCCTGATCCTTAATGTAAGGAACAGTGAACGCACTACAGCTGAAGAGGTTCGTATGACACAACTTGAACTTGAACAACAACTGGGCGGCTTGTTCTCCCTGTTGACCGTTGAGTTCCTTGTGCCATATCTCAACCGCAAACTTAATATTGCACAAAAGACGGGTGACATTCCACGTTTACCTAAGGGTGATGTCGTCCGGCCCACGATCGTTGCAGGTATCAATGCCCTTGGTCGTGGTCAAGATCGTGAAAGCCTTGCACAGTTCCTTACTGTCATCGCTCAAACTATGGGTCCAGATGCTATTGCTCAATACATCAACCCTGATGAAGTCATTAAACGTCTGGCTGCATCCTCTGGCATCGATGTACTCAACCTTGTGAAGAGTATGCAAGAGCTACAAGCTGAACAAGAACAGCAGTTGGCTCAGCAACAACAGATGATGGCAATGCAACAGGCACCTCAGATGGCAGCTGTTGATCAAAAGGCAGCACAAGCTGAGATGCAAATGGAGCAACAGATGATGCAACAAGAACAACCACCTATCCCCCAATAATAAATGGCTGAAACATTTACAATGAATGAGGCTCCTGCTAATCCTGAGATTCTTAACTCAGATGAACAGGAATCTCTTGCGATTGCTGAGTCTCTTGAGCAGGGAGAGCAACCTCTTCTGGCTGGTAAGTTCAAAGATCCACAAGCTCTTGAACAAGCTTATGTAGAACTTCAGAAAAAACTTGGAGAACCACGTGATGAAGTACCAGCCCCCGAAGACGAGGGTGAGCCTGCAGAGGACGAGTCTGAAACAGAAGACGCCGAATCCGAAGAGGTCGATGAAAGCCTCTCTGAAGAACAAGCTGAAATGCTGATGGACATGGTAGGCGGTGATAAAGCCTACAAGTCTATGCTAGATTGGGCAGCAAATAATTTCTCCGAAGAGGAGATTGAGATGTATGATGGTGTAATGGGCTCCAATAACCCTGACGCTATCTACTATGCTATCCAAGCCTTGCAGGCACGATACAATGACTCTGTAGGTTCTGATGGTCAGACGCTTACAGGGCGTGACGCAGTCGACACCGATGATTCTTTCAAGAGTCAGGCGGAACTGGTTGCTGCAATGAGCGACCCTCGCTATGATCGTGACCCGGCGTACCGCAATGATGTTATGCGTCGTCTTGAAAACTCTGATGTTCAATTCTGATGACTGCTGTAACTGAAGACAGAGGTCGTCTCAACCTCTATGCAATCGAACCACCTATGACTATTATGGAAGTGACTGAAACCCACAATGAAAAGGCTGAGAAGCTTAACGGTCGTGTTGCTATGCTTGGCATCATGGCGGCTCTGGGCGCTTATGCTGTAACTGGACAAATTATCCCTGGTATTTGGTAATGGCAACTTATGGATCGACTACAGCAGCTGCGGCTGCTTTTAAAAAACTCGCTTCCAAAAAAAAAGAAGGCAGCGGTGTTCTAAAAGCTTCTGGTACTACTACTACTGCAGCCACTGCTAAAGGCTCTGCTACTCGTAAAAAGTATAAAAAAGTTGCTCGCAAAGCTGTGCGTGGTAAGAAAAATTCTGCTGAAGGATTCTCTAGCGACTACAAGTCTCGCAAAGTAGAAGGCAAACTTCAACGCAAAGGCGCTCGTGCTGCTGCTAAAGCCTCTGGCTACGCAAAAGGTAGTGCAGAACGTAAGGCTGTGAAGAAGGCTGCCCGTCGTGCTGTCCGCAAAAGCATCCGTAAAAATGGCTAAACCTGGACTCTACGCTAACATCCACGCCAAGCGCAAGCGGATCGCCGCTGGTAGTGGAGAAAAGATGCGCAAAGTTGGCAGCAAGGGTGCACCTACTGCCGCACAATTTAAGAAAGCAGCTAAGACTGCAAAAAAGAAAAAGTAAACCCTATTAACTAATCATGAAATCTATTATTGCTTCCGGTCTCCTCCTCGGCATGGCACATGGTGCCGCTATTGCTGGTCCCTACGCAAACATTGAAGCCAACTCTGGTTTTTTTGGATCTAATTACTCTGGTACCGCTACGGATGTTCACGTTGGTTACGAAGGTACCAACTGGTATGTCCAGGGTGGTCCTACTCTGATCCAACCTGATGGTACAGAAGGTGATGTTGAGCTGTCTGGTAAAGCAGGTGGTTCTTACGATGTGAACGATGCACTGTCTGTTTACGGTGAAGTCTCATTTATTACTGGTGAATATGTGAACAGCTACGGCACCAAGATCGGGGCCAAGTATAAGTTCTAATTAAATATGCGGTGGGTGGGTTGGTAATTTACTTAACTGAACAATGACTACAAGCATTCTTAATCAAGGTAGTCGTTCATCCTGGGAGGATTTCTGCTCCTGGGTAACGTCTACCAACAACCGTCTTTATGTAGGCTGGTTCGGTATCCTGATGATTCCGACACTGCTAGCCGCTGCTATTTGTTTTGTAACTGCCTTCGTGGCAGCACCTCCTGTAGACATCGATGGAATTCGAGAACCAGTTGCAGGCTCCCTCCTCTATGGAAACAACATTATATCGGGAGCCGTCGTTCCGAGCAGCAATGCCATCGGACTACACTTCTACCCAATTT